AGTTAAGCATAGGACCGACGACGAGGAAGGCAGTATATACGACGAGCGGGACCTAATTATATTATAATGACGGTAGAAGAAGCTAAAGCGTTAACTTTTTTTTTAATGGATAAAAAAATAGTAGCCTTTCCGCAGGTCAGTAATGGCGGGGCTTGCGTTAATATATTGGTAGAAGGCGAATGTTACACCCTAAAAAAAAATGAAAATTTTTACGGGAAAGTTTGCATAGAAAGAAAATAGCCGTATATTTACACCAGTAATAACAACAACAACTACTAAATACTACTAAAATGAGCAGAACTGAAAATAAAGTATCGAAATTAGAGCAAGGTTACAAAGTATGGGATTCATTAACGCCTTTGGAAAGATATAATAAAGTAATGAAACACTTTACACTAGCAGAAAGAAAAGGAGTTAACGGTCTTAGAAGAATGGCTCAATACATAGTTGATAATAATATAACTAAATAATGAAATACTTTAATCTATATAAAAAAGGGCGTTACGGATGGTTTCACGTAACCTCTTTTAAATTTAACAATCTTAAAGAGGCTGTTAATTTTTATAAAAAAGAATGGAATATAAAAATAGGGAACGAATTAGCAAACTATAAAGTAACTGGATTATAAAAATACCCTTTTAAATAAAAGAGTAGAGAAGTTAAATAACGGAGACTATAGCGCCCTATGAAACTAAAGAGAGTAATACAATACGCCGGCGCTGAGATCTTAGAGACTCAGCCCGGCTCTTTTACCGCCTTACCGAATACCCCAAGCTTCTACGGGAGCCGCAAGTTTAACAGCTTAGAGAAAGCTAAATTTTATTTAAAGCAATGGCAAAGAAAATAATAACCCAGGACCAAAGAGACGCTAGGGCGCTCTTAATCGTAGTAGCTAGCGGGCTGCTATTCTTCCCAGCTATGAACCTACTATTTAAAGCTATGAGCTTTATACAGTACATTCTTTTAGGTTATGTCTATTAAGATAGGTTACTACTGCGAAGCTTGCGCTATTTATACGGAAGCTGGAGAGGATCCGCAAGCCTGCGCCGCTTGCATAGAAAAGGAATACGATAACGCTATTTTATTTATATGAGAATCATTTTAGTAGAGTCTAAGAGCTCTAGAAAGGTAGAAGGCTTTAGAACACTTACCAAAGCTTGCAAGGCCTTAAACTTAAACTACAGTACTTTAACCAAGGTTATAAACTCCAAGTGCAACTACTACGAGAACGACCGTTTTAAAATTACTAGGCTCCCTATACAATAAAAAACGCAACCAAACAAGAAGTAAAGACTTTTTTTTGTATATTTGCATAAAGTATACACTTCTAAGTTTTGGCAGAAAATAAAAACCCTGGGCTACTAGCCCGCTTATTTAGAAGCTCCCCGGAAAACCCCAGCACTAGTCTAGCTAACCCTGCTGCGTGGCTTACGGGGCTTTTTGGTACTAGCAAAACGGGAGTACAAGTAAGCGAAGACAACGCGCTAACCTTTAGCGCTGTTTACGCAGCTGTAAGGATCATAAGCGAAACAATAGCTAGCATACCTCTAAACGTATATAAAGCCGACGGCGAAACCCGCGTAAAAGCGGTAGGCCATCCAATCCAAAAGCTATTAGCAGAGCAGCCAAATAGCGTGAGCTCTACGTTTACTTTTCGTGAATGTATGGCGGCTAACTTGGTACTGCACGGTAACAGCTACGCAAAGATAGAAATGAACGGAGCCGGGAGGCCCGTATCTTTAACGCCTCTTAATCCTTTACTAGTAGAGGTTAAAATAGTAGACGGCGAAAAGGTCTATATATTCGATAAAAAACACACGTACTTAGATTACGAAGTTTTACACTTTGTAGGGTTAAGCTTTAACGGCCTAACGGGTAAGAGCCCTATAACGGTAGCACGCGAAGCCGTAGCTATTGGGCTAGCGGCCCAAGAGTACGGCGCACGCTTCTACTCTAATGGCGCAAATACTGGCGGGGTTATTACGGCTCCCGGTAGATTAGATAACGAAATAATAAAGAGACTTAAAGCAAGCTGGAACCGAGCGCAAGCAGGTAACAGTAACGCGCACTCTACTGCCATCCTTGAGGAAGGTATGAAGTACGAGAAAATAGGACTAGATCCGGAGGCGGCCCAGTTCTTACAGTCTCGTAAATTCCAAGTAAACGAAATAGCTAGAATCTTTAGAATACCTCCGAGCTACTTAGCGGACCTTGAGAACTCAAGTACTAGAGCTAACGTAGAGCAGCAGAGTATAGTATTTGTTAGGGACTGTCTACAGCCTTACGTTAGACGTATGGAGGTAGAGCTAAACCGTAAGCTATTTAGAGAGGACGAAAGTAACTACTACGCTTACTTTACCCTAGAGGGCTTAATGCGAGGAGACCAAAAGGCAAGGTACGAAGCTTACGCTACTGCTAGGCAGTGGGGTTGGCTATCGGTAAACGATATTAGGGACCTAGAGAACCTTAACCCGGTAGAAGGTGGAGACATATACCTACAGCCTTTAAATATGGTCCAAAGCGGAAAGGATAACACTAACGTAGACGCTGACTAAATGCCCTGGACCGACTACCCACAAGCCGCAGTAGATAACGCAAAGAGAGCTCTAAAAATCCGAGAGGAGGAAGGGACGGACTGCGGTACGCCGGTAGGCTGGGAATCGGCCCGAATAATAGCTAATAAAGAAGCTATAACGGAGCAGCGCTTACCTCGTATTTACAGCTTTTTATCTAGAGCTAAAGTTTACGATAAGGGACGTTTTAAAGACGAGGACGGTAACCAAATATGCGGCTCTATAATGTACGCAGCGTGGGGCGGTGATGAAATGCACCGCTGGGCAGAAAGAACCTTAAACAATATGAAAGAAGAAAAAAGCGAGCGCCATATAAAGAAGGTAGAAGAAACAGCTACCGAGATTATTATAACCTACGGCAAATCCGAACCAATGGAGGAAGCCGGCTATAAGGAAGACGAAGACCGAGCGGAAGCCGACGAGGTAAACGTAGGGGACTTCGTAAGCTGGAATAGCTCCGGAGGACGTAGCCAAGGGGTTATAGTAGAAGTAGAGCGTAACGGACAAATAGAAAGCGACAGCGGCTTTAAAGTAAATGGAACTGCGGAAGATCCCGCAGCGCTTATAAGTATTTACGAATACGACAGCGAAGAGCAAGCTTTTACGGAGCGTAAGCCGCCGCTAAGAGTAGCGCACCTATTCAGCACGTTAACGAAAGTAGACGGCGCAGAGGTACGCAGTAAAGAGAACCTAGTAGAGCAAAGAAGCTACAACAGCGAAACGAGAGCTGTAGAGGGCAGAACGGTAGAAGGTTACGCTAGTGTATTTAATTCAATGAGCGAGGACTTAGGAGGCTTTAGGGAGATCATACTACCGGGAGCTTTTAAGAATGCTCTTAACGACGATATACGAGCGCTCTATAACCACGATAGTAACTACCTGCTAGCTAGAACTGCTAGCGGTACGTTAGAAGTTAAGGAGGACGATAAAGGCCTATACTATCGTTTTGAGATGCCTAACACCTCTTACGGTAACGACTTACTGGAGCTTTATAAGAGAGGAGATTTAACGCAGTCTAGCTTTGGCTTTACTGTGGACAAAGATAGCTGGCGCTTAGAGGACGGCCAGCACGTAAGATACATAGAGAGCGTAAGCTCTTTATTTGATGTAAGCCCGGTAGTTTACCCTGCTTACACAGCAGCCTCAAGCGGACTACGCAGCGCTGAGCCTAACGGCGAAGGCGAAGCGGAGGAAGCGAGAGAGAAAAAGGAGAAGGAAGTAAATTATACTATTTACGAAAATTTAATTAAACTAGCTTTTAACGATGAACGCTAAACAAATGCGCGAAAAACGCGCCGCTCTTAACGAGCAATTAAAAGGAATGGTAGCGGCTGCTAAAGCAGAGGCACGCGAGCTAACCAAAGAGGAAACTGTAAAATTCGATGCAATTTACGCAGAGCAAGAAGAACTACGCGACAATGTAAAGCGCGTAGAGAACTTGGAGAACTTAACTAAAGAACTAGCTTCTAAAGCTGACGAGGTACGCGAAAGCGCAGCTCCTGCTAAAGTAGAAGCTCGCGACGCTTTTAACGCTTACTTACGTAAAGGTGTACAAGGCTTAACTGCTGGAGAGGCTAGAGCTATTCAAGAGCTCCGCGCTGCGGGCGCAGATGCTGCTAACGTATCTAACGTAGCCGCAGACGGTGGCTTCCTAGTACCGGAAAACTGGAGCGACTTTGTAAGCGCTACCGAGTTATTTAAATCGGACATTGAGAAGGTAGCTACTGTTTTGCGTACGTCTAACGGTCAGCCTTTCAACTTGCCTGCAACGGATGACACCGGCGTAGTAGCTGCTATCTTAGGGCAAGCTACAGCGGTTACTCGTAAGGATATGGAATTTACAAACGTGAAGTTTGATCCATTTACTTACTCTTCGGGATTGGTACAAGTATCAAACCAGTTAATGAGTGATAACGCTTTTGACCTTTCTAGCTTTGTAGGTAACTTGCTAGCACAGCGTTTGAATCGCGGTATTAACGGTGGTTTAACTACGGGTGCAGGAGATGCTAGCAATCCTCAAGGTATCGTAACTGGCTCAAGCTTGGGTAAGACTGCTGGTGCTGTTGATGCTGTAACTATACCGGAAGTAATGGACCTATTTTACAGCGTAGACGTTTCTTATAGAAATGCTCCTAACGCTGGGTTTATGATGAATTCTACCACAGCTAAAGCTATTAGAGTTTTAGGATTTGGCGAAACTAACGACTTCCCGGCTTACGTTCCAGGAATGAGCGTAGGAGAGCCGGATATGTTATTCGGTAAGCCAGTCTACATTAATGAAGATATGGCAAGCTTAGGTACTGGAAATAAAACTATTATTTTCGGGGACCTTTCGCAGTACTATGTACACGAAGCAGGAGGCGTACAAATCTTACGCTTAAACGAGCGTTACGCTGACGAGTTAAGTACTGGCTTTATCGGCTACCGTAGAGTAGATGGTAACGTACTACAGTCAAGCGCTATTAAGCACTTGATCCAAGCTTAATAAGTTTGTATGAAGGTTATTTTTAACCAAGCTATAGCAGGGGTAGACTTCCACTACCGTAAGGGACAAGTGGAAGTTCTACCCGCTGCGGTAGCTCAAAGATATTTAAACGCTGGCTTTTGCTCGGTAGTAGAGGAGAAGAAAGCGGCTAAAGCTGAGAGAGCAGTAAGCAAAAAGACCACAAAAAGAACAACCCGCAAAGCTAAGTAATGAGCTACAGTATAGTAACCCCAGCAACTTTAAAAGCTTTAACCGTACAAGAGGTTAAGGACTATTTACGCGTAGACTCTAGCGACGAGGACACTCTACTAGGGGTACTTATTGACGCTTCGACACAAATAGCGGAGCACTACTTAGGGCGGTTCTTATTGACTACGGTAATAGATGAATTTTACGACTTCTTCCCGGTGTATAAAACGGGAGTAGATCCGTTCCAAGGGGACAAGAATATAATCTATTTAAGTAGAGGACCAGTACAAAGCGTAGCTAGTGTTAAGTATGTAGACGGCAGCGGAGTAGAGCAGACCGTAACAGCTAGCGACTACAATACCGACCTAGTAAGCGAGCCGGGGCGTATAATGCCCGACCAAGGCTGGCAAGCTACAAAGGACACGGTAAACGCTGTTATTATTCGTTACACCTGCGGCTATACTCAAGCTTCGGACGTACCGGCAAATATAAAAATGGCTATGCTTTTGATTATTGGAGAAATGTACGAGAAGCGAGTAGACAGCGTACACCGCTTACCTACAGCTAGCGAGTACTTACTAAACCCGTTTAGAGTTTTCCGCTTTGATTGATCCCGGTAAACTAGATAGAAGAATAACGCTACGAAGTGCTAGCGTAAGTACGGACAGCTTCGGGCAGGCCGTACGCACGTATAGCGACCTGGGTAACGTATGGGCTAAAGTAGAGTATAGAGGTATACCCAAAGAAGGGGAAGAAACCTCTAAAACTACAAGCGTAAACAAAGTACGTTTTACTATTAGATACCGCAGCGACGTAGACGCTACCAATAAAATAAGCTGGAATAGCAATACTTACGAAATAGAGGGCGTAAGCTTGGAAGGTAGAGAGCGTTACTTGATTATAGACACTACACTTCGGGACTAATGAGGCAGGGCATTTATTTTGAGGTAGAAGGTTTAGAAAAGGCTTTAATGAAGCTAGACCGGTTAGCAGAAATAGACCGTAAGAAAGCTAGGCAATTTAAGGCCGGTATAAAGAAAGCAGCTAGGCCAATGGTAAAAGCTGTTAAAGGTTCTATAACTAATTCTAAAAAGAAAAAGGCGGTTACTAAAAGTATACAAACCAAGCGCTCAAAAGATCCTGCAAAGCGTAAGTACAAAGAAGTAACTTATAAAAGTGGTAACTTAAAAAGGTCTATAGGATTTATTCCTAGTAGAAAACGCGGAGCGCTTTTAGGGTATGTAGGAGCTAGGACCGGTAAAAGAGCGGGTAAGACTTTCGATGGTTACTACGCAGCTATCGTAAACTATGGAATAGGAAGAGGTAAAGCTAAAGCGGAACCGGACAAAAAGAATAACATAGACTACGCAGAGAAAGGCTTTAACAAAGCCGCAGCACAAACACAAGCACAGCTACTAAGAGAAGTACAAAAAATACTAAAGCAGAGCATATACCAGCTAAGTAGATAATGAACGAAGGCAAAGCTATATATAGTATTCTAACTAATGACAGCGACGTAAGCGCCTTAATAGGTACTAGAGTTTACCCGCAAGTAGCAGCCCAAGGGGCCGCTTTTCCTTTTGTGGTATATGTGTTACAAGATAACACCCCTAGCGACACTAAAAGCGGGGTAAGCACTTTAGACGAAATACGCTACGACATAGTAGCGGCAGCGGAAACCTACAGCCAACTAACCGACCTCACGGAGAAAATTAGAACAGCTTTAGACCGTTACACGGGAACGGTAGAAGGGGTAGTAGTAGACAGCATACAGTTTACGGAATTGGACGTAGATAACGATCCAGCTACGGAGACCTTCGTAAGCAGCTCGGAATACATTTTAAGGATTAAGCGATGAAAATAACACTAACAAAAAAAGTAACCTCTCCTAGCGGTAAGAAGCTAGCTAAAGGTCTAACTTTAACAGTAGTAAACGAATACGGCCAGGAGCTTATAGAAGCGGGAAAGGCTGTTAAATTTGGAGAGGAAGCCCCGGCAGAAGCTCCGCAAGTAATAGAAGAAGAACAAATAAATTTAAATTAAAATGGCAACTACTGGCATTATGAACGGAACCCTATTAGGGGTTTACGCAGGAGGCACTCTAATAGCTCACGCTACGGAGGGCTCTATTTCTCTCTCGATGGACACGAGAGACGCAACTACTAAGGACAGCTCCGGCACAAGAGACTTACTAGAGGCAACTAAAAGCGGTACTATTTCGGTATCTGCATTATACGCAGAAGACGCAGCTTACGGCGTAGATGATCTTATGACAGCTTGGAGCGGACGCTCTACGCTTACCGTTAAGTTCTCTACTGAAGTAACGGGCGACCACTACTGGGAAGCTTCAGCTTACGTTACTTCTTTGGAAGTAAATAGCGGTATGGAGGATAACGTAACTTACTCGGCTACGTTTGAGTTAAGCGGCGCTATAACTTACGGCGTAGTATCTTAATAGCAAACACTAAACACACTTAAAGCAAATGGTTAAATACGTAGAAATAGGAGGCGAAGAAAGACCGGTAAAGTTTGGCTTCGCTGCTTTAATGGAATTTACCGAGGAGAACGGCTACACTATGGCCGACCTTGATAACCTCGGCGAAAATATGAAGCTAAAGGATGCACTCTTTCTAGTTTGGTGCGGTTTAAAGCACGGGGCTAGGGTAGAGAAAAAACCTTATAGCTATAGCATAGACGATATAGCGGACTGGCTAGACGAACAGCCCGAAGCTATGGAGAAGGTCCTAAACGTATTTAGCTCAAGCTTTGGAGCCTCGGAAGAGGAAAAAAAGTAAACGGGGCGCCGGGCAATAGCTCGGCAGCCCCTTTAACTTTTGACTACTACCAGGAGCTAGCCCTTGGGCAGTTAAACTGGACACCGGAAGCATTTTACAATGCTACGCCTAGAGAGTTAAATAACGCCTTGAAAGGCTTTTTTAATTTGTACGAAATAAACCAGCAGCAAAGCTGGGAACGTGAGCGCTGGAGTACTACTATACTAGTAAACCTAGAGCTACCAAAAAACAAAAAGATAAAGCCCAAAGATCTTACGGTATTTCCTTGGGAAAAGAAACACAAAGAAGCAAAGCTAAGTAAAGAACAAGCTAAAGCAATACTAAGCAAATGGCAAAAAGAAGCGTAGCGAGTACTAACGTTAGCATAGGCGCTAACCTATCCGGCCTTAAAAGAGGTTTAAAGATAGCAGGTAACAGCCTTAAAAAGTTTGGGGCTAGTGCTAAACGTATAGGCGGTAACATTACTAGAAATGTTACTTTACCTTTTGCCGCCGCAGGTGCAGCCGGTGTAAAGATGGCTACGGACCTAGAGACTAGCTTTAGCAAAATAGAGAATCTTGTAGGTATTACGGGCAAGGCGCTAGACGATTTTAAGACTAGCGTAAAAGGCGTAAGCGCTGCAACGGGGCAAAGCCAACAAGCATTAAGCGAGGCACTCTTTACGGTGGCCTCCGCAGGTCTACGAGGGGCAGAAGCTACCGAGGTATTAGAACGATCCGCTAAAGCTTCTGCTATTGGTTTGGGAGATACCCAACAAATAGCGCAAGCTTTAACGGGGGTACTACAAGCCTACAGCAAAGAAGGCCTAACAGCAGCGGAAGCTACCGACACTTTAACGGCTATAGTAAGGGAAGGTAACCTAGAAGCGGAAAGCCTAGCTCCTACCCTTGGGCGTATAGTGGGTATAGGCTCGCAGCTAGGTATAAGCTTCCAAGAACTGGGCGCTAACATAGCGACCTTTACCCGTTTGGGTGTACCGGCAGAGGAGGCCGTAGTAGGTTTACGCGGTGTAATGACTAGCTTCTTAAAACCTACGCAAGACGCTGAAAAGGCACTAGCTACGATAGGCTTAACTTCCGAGGACCTTAGAAACAAGGTAGGAGAAGAAGGCCTACAGTCTACGCTAGCTTTTCTTACCGAAAGCTTTAAAGGAAACGACGAAGCGCTAGTTAGCGTATTTGGAAACGTAAGAGCTCTTAGTACTGTATTGGGTACGGCGGGAGCCCAGGGCGAAGCCTACGCAGATGTACTAAACAACATAAGCAACAGCACCGGAATAGTAGACGATGGCTTTAAAAATGTAAGCCAAACAAGCGGCTTTAAATTCCAGCAAACGCTAAACAGTTTAAGAAACGCAGGTATAGAGCTAGGGGCTGCTTTACTGCCTTTAGTTACTAAAATAGCTAACTTCCTAACTAGAGCTATAAACGGCTTTAGAGATCTTAGCACCGAAACGAAAACTATAATACTAACGCTTACCGCTGTATTAGCGGCTAGCGGTCCTATAATGACGGCTATAGGTTTTATAGCTACTGCTATACCTATGATTATTAGCCCGGTGGGTTTAATCATTGCAGGAATAGTAGCAGCTACTTTTGCTGTTATAAAGTTTTGGGATGTTATACGTCCAATACTAGTAAAGACTATAAACTTTTTTATAGACCTCTATAACGAGAATATGCTTTTTAGAGCGGCTATAAATGCAGTTATACTAAGCTTTAAAAACCTTTGGACTATAGGAAGCGCTATTTTTAATTCGTTTACTAGCAGCGTAAAAGCTATTGCTAAGATTCTTATAGGAGCGTTTACTTTTAATCTTGACAAAGTTAAAGAAGGTTTAAGCGACATTAAAGACGCAGCCTTTGGAGCTGTAGACGATATAGTAACCGGTATACGAGATAACCTAGACACAGCTTTAGAAAACACCTTTACCCCTAAAGAAAAGATAGAATTTGTTACCGAGGAGGGACTACAAAAGGGAATAGATAATATAACGGAACCCGTAAAAAAAGCTTGGGCAAAGCTTACGGGTATGTTCACTTTTTCCGGTGGTGCAGGTACTAGTACTGGCGGTGGTGGTGGTGAAGGCTTACCTAATTTAGATCCTTCAGCCTTGGAGGACTATATGTATAGCGATGAGGACGCAGAAAAAACTACTAGCAACTTATCTAAAGTAGGGCTAGCTTGGAAGCAGTATAGCGTACAAGTAGCACAAAATGCAGAAGCTGCCGCTCAAGCTATTACGGGAATGGCAGACACAGTTATACAAGAAGGTATAATGCGACTAGGCGAAAGCTTAGTTACTGGTAAATCTGCTTTTGAAGGTTTCGGAGTTTTTTTACTTGCAACCTTTGCAAATACCGCAGAGCAGCTAGGTAAGTTAGCTATAAGCGTGGGTTTTGCTGTTGACGGTATAAGAAAAGCCTTAATGAGTATGAACCCAGCAGTAGCAGTAGCCGCAGGGATAGCTCTTCTAGCTTTAGCGGGAGCTGCTAGGGGGCGTATGAAACAAATAGCAGCTAATAAAGACCAAGTAAAACTAGCGAAAGGTGGGTTAGCCTATGGCGAGACTCTAGCTGTAGTCGGAGACAATCCTAACGCTAGAATGGATCCGGAGGTAATAGCGCCACTAAGTAAGCTGCAAGGAATGCTAGGCAAATCAAACGGAGGAGCTGTAGAGGTGTACGGACGTATAAGCGGCCAGGACATCCTCCTAAGCTCCGAGAAAGCAGGAAGAGTAAGAACTAGATATAGAGGCTTTTAATAGATGGGTTTAAGATTACAAAGCGAATTCCACAGCTCAACCAATAAGCTCTATAAAATAGAGATATACCAGGAAGGCTATACCGCAGGTATTACTTCTTTTACGGTAGCGAGCGACGGCTTTACCTTGGACTACTCCGGAGAAACCGACGACATAGTAAGCCCTATTATTGGCTCTAAGTGTACGATAAACGCCTATAATAGAAACGGAGCGCTAGACGGTTTTATAAGCAAGCTAACCAATAGACAAGAGCACCTCTTTTACCTTAAAATAAGTTTAGACAGCGGGAGCGGTTACGGTACTTATTGGACCGGTGTACTTACTCAAGACTTGATAAGCGAGCAAGACGAAAGCAGCCCTAGTATTTTTCAAATAGTAGCTACGGACGGAATAGGCCTACTGGCTAACAAAGAATACCAAGAGCTAACAAATCAAACAGTAGAGGACTTTTTAGAAGATGCTGTAGGAGCTATAGGCTTAGACGAGATTTACGCAGCGAGCGACTTATTTTACGCTACTTCCGTAAATGTTTGGGACATACAGCAAACCTACAGCGCTACTACGGACGTTACTACGCTTACTAGATTTGATCCTAGGGTATACAGCTCTAAAGATGAGGACGGAACTATAACCTACTCTAATTACTTAGAAATACTTAAAGAGCTTTGTATAGCCTTTGGCGCTAGGTTCTACCAAAAGAACGGTATTTACTATTTCGAGCAATACCTAGAAAGAGCTAACGCTAGCAGGGTAGTATATACTTATAGATTTGCAGGAACTTTAGGAGCTTTTGCTACTGTAAGCGACGACGTAACGCTCGACGGTACGACTACTGGAGGGGCGAGGCTTTCGGGTAATAGCTATACTTACTTGCCTGCTATGCAGAAAGTACAAGTAAGCTACAACCAAGAGCGAGCAAATAACTTGCTAGCTAGTGGTATGACTTTTACGGCTAGCACCGGAAGACAAAACCTAGGCTTTTTATCGGACAGCGATAACGCTAGAGTAGAGGTAGTAGGAGACTTACTTTACCAGCTCACGCATAACGGCGGAGCGGGTACGGTTACTATTGGTTTATCTTGGCGGCCCGTATGGCGTATAGAACTACGCATAGAGGACGTACTAAACCCCGGAACGTACCACTACCTTAATAGATCTTGGAGCCCAGGAACGGCTCCGGGCGCTAATATCTACGGCGCTACTTCTTGGATTTCTTCTACTTCAGCTACTAACGCTCAAGGGTACTACTACTACTTAGACGGAGGCAGCGCTAATAATGAACTAGACGGCGTTTATCTAGCTAAAGTAGTAGGGTTAGTTACGCCTCCTTTACCGGTAAGCGGTACGGGAGAGCTCGACGTAGAATTTTACAACGTCTACGACTTTAACTATAATGTACAAACCGTACCTAGTTACTTTACTGAAACTAGAACGGCTAAAAACTTTAGGGCGCTTTACTTGAATGATAGCGGAGCGCAAAGCGATATAACTATATACAGCTCTACCAATAGTAGCAATACGGTAAAGAGTAACCTTATTTTAGATCTTGGCGAGTTAAGGCTAGGAGACAGTACCGGAATACAAGGCAGCCTATACGTTTATACGGGTAGCGCTTGGGTAGCTTCTACGCAATGGCGTAGGGGTAACAGCGGCAGCTATCAAAGCTTACTAAAGCTTTTAACTTCGGAAGTATTAAGCTTACACCATCAGCCCATAGAAATATATAACGGCACTATAGTAGGACCGTTTGAATTTGGCCGGCGCTATGTTTTTGATAGTGCGGACTGGCTTATAATGGGCGGGACGTTTAACGCTAATATGGACGAGTGGAGCGCTGAATGGTTCGCAATAAGTAGCGACGATAGCGGAATAGCGGCAGATACCCCGGTAGGTACTGGGGGAGGCTCCGACTTCCAAGCTAGAGTAAGCAGCCAGCAGGGTACGGACGAGATTATAATAGCCGACATAGTAAACACTACGCAAGCTAATGTAGAGGGGACCTTATCAACTAACGGCGGGGTAACGACGGCGGTAAACGCCGTAACGGCAACCCCGGCAGGTAGTGAAGATATAAGCGCCTCTAACTATATGAACTTTATTAGCTATAGCGGTGGTACTGGTACGTATACCTTAAACCTTCCGGCGGCTAGTGATGGGGTACTATTAAGGTTTAAAACGGATGAGACAATACTAGCTAATAAGACCGTAACACTAAGCGCCAACGGCAGTGAAAGTATAGACGGAGAAAGCACTTACGTAATGGATAGGAGCTTTGACGGCCTTAGTCTGTTGGGCTATTCGGGAAATTGGTATATAGTACAAAAGAAAGAGAAATAAGGACTAAGTTTATACAATAAATAGAATATGAAAAAAGCTCAATACTTCTACCTGCTACGCAGAGGCTTTTTTAGCGGTGGCGGTTTAGACTCGGATTACCAAGCAGTACTAGACCAAGCTACTACGCGAGGCTTTACAGCGCCTAGCGATACCCAGCAGAATTTACAAAGCAATATAATAAAGACGCTAAAAGCTTATGGCGTTTGGGACAAGCTAGACTTATTTTATTTATTAGCTGGCGAGTATGAAAACTTCGCTAGGCTCAATTGGAAAGCTCCGGCTAACTATGAGCTAACCAATAGCGGTACGCCTACCTTTACAACTAATAAAGGTTTCAGTAACGGAGGCGGTAGCAACTACCTTGACACTACCTTTAACTTTAGTACTGATGGAGACAAGTATACGCTAAACGATGCAGGGGCTTTTGTATCCTTTCCTATAATGAGTACTACTAGCCAAACGAATAACCGCGTTTACGGTAACGAGGAACCTACTAGCGCTAACTTTTTAAGCCCTAGAATAGACGTAGACGGTGCGGACTTATCTAACCGTAACTGGATTAACGGAGCTGACTACCAGGATCCCGATACAGCGCCCGACTTCCATAAGGATAACAATACTATATTTTTCCAAAATAGAACGGACGACAGTACGGCTAACTATAGAAGTACGGACTTAGCAGCTAACGACGTTAAGAGCGCAGAAGATACGGCAAGTACTAGCAGCAGCTTACTGAACGATAACCTAGTATTATTACAAGCTAAAGGCGCTTACCTAGAGAGTACGGCTACTATTGGAATGTTTGGACTAGGAGCAGCTCTAACGGCTACGGATATGCAGACAATAGAGCGAGCTTGGTATACTAACTATTACACTAAATTATAATGGCAGACGCGAACTTAATACTAAAGCAAACGCTTAACGTAACTTGTATGCGTAATGATACCTTTAGGCTAGCTATGGTGTGGAAAGACTCTAACGACATTTTAATAGATCTTACCGCCTATACTTTTATAGCGGAGGTAAAAAAGAACACTAGCGACCTTACTAACTTTTTAAGCTTTTCCGATAGCGACTTTACAAAAGACGCGAGCGGAAACTTAACAATGAATAAGACTAGCGCGGAGATGGACTTAGTACCGGGCTTCTATTACTTCGACATACAAGCTACTAAAATATCCGACTCAACAGTGCAAACCTGGGCAGGCGGTAACTTTATAATAAAGCAAGACGTAACGGACTAATGAGCGTAAATTTAAAACTTCCGGCTATTCAATCGGTAGCTATGACTTTAATAACTGTAGCAGCGGTGGCGTTGAATTTACCTATTTCTTTGGTAGATTTTGTTTTTAGTACGTCGCAATGGCAGACAATAACAGCAGTAAACTGGGACGCAGTTACTGCACAAACCTGGGACTAAATGGGAACATCTTTAAGCGGCTTAACGCCAGCTACAACATTTGATGCACTAATAAAAGTAGGAGATAACAGCGCTCTTACAGCTTCTTTAAAAACTATATCCGACGGCGAAGGAAACGACAGCCCTTTAAAGCTGTCAACGGCTGCCGTAGGTATTGGGAGCATAACCAATGTAGAGACTGAAATAAACGGCAAACAAGCTACCTTAGTTAGTGGCTCAAGCATCAAAACTATAAACTCTACATCAGTATTAGGTAGCGGTGATATTAGCGTACAAGCCACCTTAGTAAGCGGTACTAATATCAAGAGTATAAACTCTACTTCTTTGTTAGGTAGTGGTGATTTGTCGGTACAAGAAACGCTAATTAGTGGCACTAATGTAAAGACAATAAATAGTACCTCTTTATTAGGTTCGGGAGATGTAGCGGTACAAGAGACTTTAGTAAGCGGAACGAACATAAAGACCATAAATAGCACCTCACTTTTGGGTAGTGGTGATATTAGTATATCTGCATCAGCAGGGGGTAGCAACACGCAAATACAATTTAATGATTCGGGGGCTTTTGGTGCAGACTCTTTATTTAATTGGGATAATACGAACAAGCGTTTAGGCGTTGGGGAAACGACACCAACGGCAAGAGTTCATATAAAAGGGGAAGGTGCAACGAGTGGTTCGTCTTCTATGCTATTACAAAATTCAGCAGGAACAGATTTATTTAAGGTTCGTGATGATGGGAGAGTATTAGTAGATGAGTACATTTACCCAGCCGATGGAACAACAAATTCAAGATTTAGAGTTTCAAATTCATCGGGTACTTATATGTACTATTCAACGGGCAATTTAAGATTGAACCCTAATTTAGTGTACACCTCTACAACCTACGGTACAGTTATGACCGTTAACGGTGGAACTGGGCAATTTGGTTTGGGGGTAAGTAATCCACACACTTCTGCGTTAATGCAAATAGACTCTACGACAAAAGGGTTCCTACCCCCAAGAATGACCACAACGCAAGTTGAAGCAATAGAACCAACGGCTGGTCTTATTGTTTACGACACATCAACAAATACACTTAAATGCTACGATGGTAGTTCTTGGAATAATCTGTTTTAATAAATAAAAGTTATGTATATCAAAATCAACTCATCGGTAAACCTTTCAAGCGGTTTAACAATTCCAAGCGGAAGCGTAGTAACTATTGCTGAAGGTTATGCAGATGTAAAAAGCGAAATTAACGAAACGATTCCCGCGCAAGTGGCGACGTTTTTATTTGCAAGTGAAGAGGCTTATAGTAATGAGCTTTCACCAGTTAGCGGAGTAGCTGACTTTAATCCAGTATTTAGCGGTTTAGAATTGTCGGTAGATCACTACAAAAATAAGACTGCCGAGTACTTGTTTATAGATGCCGTTAAAGAAGCCTTAGAAGAAGTTTACGGAGAAGGTAATATAGAAGTAGTAGCTTAATTTATAACCCTTAACAAAATGAATACTACCGATATTAAAGTTTATTTTATGAATGCCGCTACTATGGCATTATCTTTTAGTAACTTAGAAGCTACGCTAAAAATAGTGCTGCTTTTAGTATCTATTGCGTATACCGCGCAGCGGTGGTATTTAATGAATAAAGAAAAGGAATAAATGAAAGACAGCTTTAACAATTGGGTAGAGGATTTAGAAAACCAGGAACAGCCGGAGCAATGCAGTATAGATAACCCCGACTGCGAGGCCTGCGGCAGCTAACAAAAAAACTATGTTTGAACGAGTATTTACCAATTGGAGAACTAGCGTACTAGGCGCGGTGCTTATGTGCGCTAGCTTTGCTTTTGTGTTTTGGGAAAAGGCTACACTAACGGAAGCGGGAGCTTTTCTAGGTGTAGCTTTTACCCTTTTCTTTGTGAAGGATCCTAAACCTAAAAGCTAATGCAGGTAGAGGCCGGAGTACTACACTTAGAGCACAGCGGCGTAGAGGTAGAGGTTAGCGTAGTTTGGGACCTCGTCCAAGGGGGACCAATCTACGCGCTAAAAGGCGATAAGGTTTTTATGAGCCTCACAGCTGAAGAACTAAAAGCGCTGTATGTACTCTACCGGGATATAGAACTAAAAGGAAAAATAGAAGATGCATAAATTAATAACGGCCCGTTTAAGGGCTTTTATTTTTATTGGTGGTGTGTTATCCTTAACGAGCTGCGAAGCTCTAAGAAATGCACTAACACCAGCTAAAACGGAGGTAGTAATAACCGACACTATTTACCTACCTAAAGAGGTGGTAGATACTGTAACCGTTACTTTACCGGTAGATACGATAGTCATTGAAACTGAGCGCGTAAGCGCTAGGGTTATTAGATCTTACGACACTATAAGCGTAGAGGCGGAATGCAAAGCAGATACGGTTATAATAACTAAGACTATAGAGCTACCGACAAAGGTAAAGACGGTTACTAAAGTGCCTTGGTGGTGGTGGGTTTTTGTTTATGTTGGAGGCCTAGTTATTTTAGTGGCTTTTGTTAGATTAGCTACCTCATAAAAAAAGCCCCGTTAGGGGCTTCTCTTTTACTCGGCTTTAGCTTTTAGTCTAGCTATAGCTTCTTCTCTTGGTATTCCGTGAGGACCTATCCTAAAGTTAGCTATGAACTGCATAATGTTTTGGCTAGATTGCTTTTGTTTTTGTCCGCTGTCCTGGAATAAACCTAAGTACATTCTAGAGCAACCTACTACCTGCATTTCTACGATTAAATACTTGTTATGTATTTTCTCTTTACCGTTGTTTAATTTGTTTTCATTTGATCCAGTAAAGACTTCTACCGGTTTGTGAACTGTTCCTAATGCTGTCCAACTTTTCATAGTGATAAAAAATAAGCCAAGCTTTCGAAGGTGCAGCTTCTACTCGCAAGGCTTTTAAACTTTCTTAA